CTGCATGTATTCTTGATTAAAGTTGGGTGCGATGTACGGGTAATTGTTTTCACTATCTAACACATCACGGATCTTGAAAAGTTGTTGAACTGGGCGAAACGTCACATGAACATGCATTTCGTTGTACTGGAGGCTCACTAGCGGAACTGCACTCTGTGGTTTCATCGAGAACCACGCGTTAATAGGAATGAGCAGTTGTCGGCCGCGAATAGATGGCTCCGCACCGTTTTGCGATTCAGTATAGAACGCGTTCGGATACACATTAACACGTGACCCCGAGTTGGACGGGTCGTTGTGTTCAGGTATATGTCCCGTCATGCGATAGAAAAGTTCCCGTTTGTCAGCGGGGAGATCACGCTGAACCATAGAAAGTAGATAATCGCCACTGTACTCCTGTATGGTAAAGTTTCCACATGTAATGGAAATCTTCGATATCATCATGGCCCCCAAGTGTTCGATCCACTTAAACTCATATGGTACCCATGCTCCAGTATTTAAATTAGGATTGGCGTCTGTTGTCGTTGGAGGGAAGATAGGTGACCATATGTGAGGTAGATTGACAGATACGAATGCATCCATGAGAAGATCTGCGTATCGCGGAATCTTGAATGACATCTTTGTTTCTTCGCTCATGCGGAGAGAACGGGTACCGTCAAAGTCTACACGAAACTTCTGTAATGAAAAGTTAGTATGCTTACTGTAGGCGACCTTGAAAAAAGATTTGCTTGGATTTCCTGTCAGGATAACATCTTTGTTGCCATGCTTTGCAAGTTGCATAAGTCCTCCGGGCATATCTTATTGTTATTACTGTACTTGTACATAAATATTTATACTGTTGTTGTCGCGGAGACTAATAACTAACTAATAGATACGATTGAGAATGAACAACAAATAAAAAATATCGCGGTACGGTAGACATACAATGGACCCAACATCAAAACCAGTCGCCCCAATCGATATAGTCAAAAATATTAAAAATCTCAATAAGAATACTATTACTGGTTTCCTAATGGGCCTTATAGTTTTTGTTGTTATCTATCTTATCTGGTGGTTTTACTCCATGAGTACCAAAGAAAATACAACATGTAAAAGGTTTGACACTCTTTATGGGAAAATGAACGGGAAAATCAGTTCAGCGTACACTTCTACCAACAATGGAGATTTTGATCATATGTTTCGGGACTACTATATTAAGACCGCGTACAATTGCTGTAGCACTGGAGACTATAAAAATGGAGTTGTATCCACATGTGCATTAAAGAGTGTTCTGAAACAGGGGGCACGCGGTTTAGATTTTGAGATATACTCGATAGGAGACGAACCAGTTGTGTCCACATCAATAGGAGATAACAACTATGTGAAAGAAACACTTAACAGTGTTAACTTTAGCGACGTAATGAATATGTTAACTAGTTATGCCTTTGCCGCAGGATCGGTACCAAATCCTTTGGATCCGATCATTATTCACCTTCGGTTCAAGAGTACCAATGTTGCCATGTATAACAATCTCGCAAAAATATTCAAAAGTCATGCAAGACGATTGCTCGACACCACTAAATACGGAAACGAGAATAATTATGAAAACTTTGGTAAAGTTCCTCTTGAACTTATGATGGGTAAAATAGTTATTATCGTTAATAATAAAGAGAGAACATTCGCGGATGTGCCTGCATTGTTTACATATGTCAATATGACCAGTGGGTCTATATTCATGCGTCAATTAACAGTAGATAATGTGGTAAACAACCCTAATACAAGTGAGTTGACAGAATATAATCGTCGCCAAATTACCATATGCATACCTAACGAAATGGAAATGTCTCCCCCAAACCCCAGTTCCATTCTATGTCGAAATTTGGGCATTCAAATGGTCGCGGTGCGCTACCAAGAAGTTGATGTCAACTTCGAAGAGCAAACGTTATTTTTTAACAAAGAGAACCATGCATTTGTGCTAAAGCCAGCCAAGTTTAGATATATCCAGAAGTGCGTACCCATTCCCAAAAAACAAGACCCTGCGTTGTCTTTTGCACCTAGGAAACTAGAGGGTCCTCTAGGGGCAAAATATTCATTGTAAATAAATATATCATAAGAACTAAGAACACATAACCTACATCATATGAAGATTTCTTTTCGCCGTACATTATATACTGAACGTCAAATAGTCCATGAAATTTAGACACCCCAGTTGTGATTCAAAAATGACATTCCAAGAATGCGAGATGGCAATCTTGCGAGCGGCGGTAGACAAGGCTGGACAAGTACAGTCTAAACGTGTAGTGAACTCCATTGAGGTTCAACAAATGATCTCCATTGTGGAACAGTTTCTTCGCCAAAAGCGTCTGGTATGCTACGGTGGCACCGCCATTAACGCCCTACTACCCAAACACGACAAGTTTTATAATAAGGATACGGATCTTGCCGACTACGATTTCTTCAGCAAAAACCCAGTAAAGGACGCGAAAGAACTAGCAGACATATTCTACAAAGCGGGGTTCGAAGAAGTGGAAGCGAAATCAGGACAACATCACGGCACCTACAAGGTGTTTGTTAATTTTATCGGTATGGCTGACATCACCTACTTAAATAAAGACATTTTCGACACGCTACAGAAGGAAGCGCATACGGTCGGAGGCATCCTATACTGCCCTCCCAACTACCTGCGCATGTCTATGTACCTCGAACTCTCACGACCCGAAGGAGACGTGAGCCGATGGGAGAAGGTTTTGAAGCGTATTTCTCTCTTGAACAAACATCATCCCCTCAAAAAAATGGATTGTGAACACACATTGTTTCAACGAGAACTATCTCCAGCCACACAGAAATTAGTAGACGAAAAAACACTTTATAATATCGTTAAAGACACTCTTGTCGGAGAAGGAGTTGTATTTTTTGGGGGGTTCGCTATATCTACTTACCTAAAATACATGCCACAACATGTAAAACAAAAATTAGAAAACATACCCGATTTCGATGTCTTCTCAGAAGACGCCAAGTCAACTGCAACTATTCTTAAGGAGCAATTAGACGCAGAAGGGATAAGCGGGGTAAAGGTTTGTCGCAAAGAAGGCGTGGGAGAGGTAGTTTCTCCACATTATCAGGTCATGGTCAACGATCTGGATACGGTCGCATTCATTTACGAACCAATGGCATGTCACAACTACAATAAGATCCACATTGATGGATCACCCGTACAGATTGCAACCATTGACACAATGCTTAGTTTATACCTTGCCTTTTTGTACTCCAAGAGAGAATACTATAATTTAAGCCGTCTGATGTGTATGGCCAAATTCCTCTATGAGGTGCAAGAAAAAAATAGATTAAATCAAAAAGGGGTACTTAAGCGATTTAGCATAAACTGTTATGGACGTCAAGAGACGATTGAGGACATGCGTGCAGAAAAGACTGTCATGTTCAACAAATTAAAATCCGACAGGTCATCCAAAGAATACGAGGAATGGTTTCTCAAGTATCGTCCTGATGGCGCAGCCAATCCAGACAATCCAGAACATTCGACAGTATCCCATTCTACGAAAAAGAAGAAATCAAATAAATCCTCAAAGACGAAGCGCAAGAATAAATCATCGAAGTCGTCCAAAAATACACGGAACCACAAAAAACAGACTAGTGACAAGAAAACAAGAAAGGATAGAGTGGGCAAATACCTCAAGTCGCTGATGTGGAAGAAAAAATAGAGTAGATCAAATGAACCTAAATATTATATAGAAATGTTCAAACATTTGTATATATGTCGAAAGCCCAACAACTACCATTCGTCAGCATATGTACGCCCACATTTAATCGTCGCCCATTTTGGCCTATGGCGATCAAATGCTTTGAAGAATACGACTACCCCAAAGACCGTATGGAATGGATAATCATTGACGACGGAACAGATAAGATCGAGGATCTTGTATGCCACATCCCACAAGTCAAATATTTTAAGTACGACAAACAGATGATACTTGGGAAAAAAAGAAACCTCATACACGAAAAGACTATAGGCGACATCCTCATATATCAAGACGATGACGACTACTACCCACCCGAACGCGTGTCGCATGCGGTTGAGACGTTACGTAACAACCCCAAGGCATTATGTGCAGGTTCAAGCACAATATTTGTATATTTCAAACACGTGCATAAAATGTATCGAATGGGACCATATGGTCCCAAGCATGCATCAGCTGGGACATTTGCATTTCATCGTAGACTATTAACCCAAACAAAGTACGACGATTTTAAAGCGTATGGAGAAGAAGAGTCTTTCTTGAAGGGATACACCATCCCATTTGTACAGTTAGATCCATTAAAGACTACATTGTTGTTTTCCCATACACAAAACACATTCGATAAGCGCGATCTTATTGAAAATGCACCGACACCCACATGCATGATCGACATGAATATCAAACTAAATGATTTTCTAAAACAGGATTGGATGCACAAATTTTTCATGAAAGATATCGATGATCTTCTCGCGAAA